ACACCCGAACAGCGTGAGCAGTTTCAGAATGAGCGCACCAATGCCGATGTCTGCGACAAGATCATGGGCAACGCTGACACGCCAGAGGAAAAGCGGACGGCGCGGTTCATGTGCAACAACATGAAAAAGTGAATCATGAAAAAGTGAATCATGAAAAAGTCTATAGAGACATTCTATAAATTAGGGCCGTTTAGCTACACCCGAGTTAACAGCATTTGGGTCATTGCGGTTGGGTCTTACAGGATTTGCTGCGTTGGTCGGTCAATGTGTTTCGAGAGATTTGATCCGTCAAATAATCATCAAGAGCCAGCCTAAACCGCTGGCTTTTTTCATTTCAAGCCCTTGCATGTGATGTGCCGGGGCTTTTTGCTTTTCGGCTGTAAGCAATGTGATGTTGCCCAAGGCTACAAACCGAGCGTGATGCTCACAAACAATCCAGGAAGGATTACCCCATGGCTCTCGATCTCGAAATCACCGCTCTCGACTCAGTACCCGAAGCAGTCCGCGCCCTTTATGTTCCGCATGGCGACAAGTTCCGGCTTGACGTGCAAGGAATTGAGGACACGTCTGGGCTGAAATCGGCGCTGGAAAAAGAGCGCACCACCGCCCGCGAGCTGGACAAGCAGACAAAGCAATGGAAGTCGTTGGGTAAGACACCCGATGAAATCGCCGCGCTGATCGCTGCCCAGGCACAGGCTGAATCCGACAAGCTGGCGAAAGCTGGCGAGTGGGACAAGCTGCGCGCCCAGATGAACGAAAAGCACGCCCAAGACATCGCCGAAGTGACAGATAAGGTCGCGGCGAAAGACAAGGCGTTGGCTAAGTATCTGGTTGATTCGGCGGCTGTATCGGCAATTGCGGCGGCAAAAGGCGCTCACGAACTGCTACTCCCTCACGTCCGCAATGCCGTCAAGGTGATTGAAGAAAACGGGGATTACACAGTGCGTGTCGTTGATGCGGCAGGCAATCCCCGAGTCGATGGGAAAGGCGCTTATTTGTCCATCACTGATCTGGTTAGCGAGATGCGCCAGAGTCCCGTCTACGGTCGAGCCTTTGAGTCGTCCGGTGCAACGGGCGGCGGTGCAAGTCAGAGCGCATCGGGAGCCAATGGAAAGAGAAGTATCACGCGAGCGCAGTTTGATGCAATGGACGCAGCGGGCCAGATCGCCGCCGCAACTGATGCATCAAAAGGCTTGGCGGTCATTACAGACTAGTCAAGCCAAGCCCATTGTTTTCGATTGGCAATGTTTGATATGTGGCTCGGATCAACGCTAAACATCCGCGCAACGGTAGTCTGCGAGTGATTTTCCAAAAGCATCCGAATTCGTAAGACTTCGGGTGTTGTGAGTTTTGAATTTCCTTGCTGATCTCCGCGATTACTTGTTCCATGAACGGCGCGTTCGCGTTGGTTTTCAACCGGCGTACACCAATAGAGATGATTGGGGTTGACGCAGGCCTCGTTTCCTTTTCCACATGAGTGGGCGGCCTCGTGCTTGTTGGATGGAGGCTCTCCATGCGCAAAGATGCACATTAGCCGTGATGCGGTTGATAGGCCACCAGTCATTGGGTTATGGGCTCTTCCGTAGCCATCATTTCCGATATGGAATGGCCAACGAAGACATTCATTTCCTGAATGTTTTGCATGCGCTCGAAGCCAATCCATAGCAGGACTCTGCTGCACCTTAACAACGGTCGGGTCACCGTGTTTTTTGAATCGTTGGTAGTGCAGGCTGCAAAAGCCGAGTTTTCCTTGTGCATCCCTGTGGGCGTTGTTACTGCAACCGTCCAATGAGCATGACTTAAACCTAATTTCCATAAATTGCCTTTGGTTAATGACTAATGGTTTACGCATATTATACCGTAGTCATTAACCAGTCAATAAGAATCGCGGGATGCGTTTCGAAAACTTAAGACCGAGATGGTCTATCGCTTTAACTTCTTATTTTTTCGAAAGAAACATCATGAAAAAACTTTTCACTTCACTGGTCACTTTTGTGATCGCTTCCGTTTACTCGTTTGGCGAGAAACTTCATGCAATGCTGTTCGCGCACATGGCGAAACAAGGCATGGTTTTGGGAGCAAATACGCTTACCTCCCTCATCCCGAGTCTTTACTCAGCCCTTGACGTGGTTTCACGCGAGCTGTCCGGTGCGATTCCGTGCGCCACGCTTGACGCTACCGCCAGCCGCGCTGCTGTTGGTCAGACGGTCGTGTCCTTCAAGACGCCATCTGCCGTTGCTAGCGACATCACACCCGGTGTAACCCCACCGAATGATGGTGATCAGATCATCGGTAATGTCTCGCTGACCATCACCAAGGCACGCCGCGTACCGTTCCGTTGGAATGGTGAAGAAGAGCTTGGCCTGAGCAACAACGGCGCAGGCGCTAACGCCATTCGCGGCAACCAAATCCAACAGGCCATCCGCACGCTGGTGAACGAAATGGAAAACGATGTGGTGACCGCTGCCCGCGTTGCATCGTCTCGTGCTACCGGAACCGCTGGCTCCACGCCATTTGCCACTAACCTGGCAGACCCGGCCCAGCTTCGCAAGATTCTGGACGACAACGGCGCTCCAATGGATCGCTGCCTGGTGATTGACACGACATCAGGTGCCGCATTGCGCACGCTGGCCCAACTCACGAAAGCGAATGAGTCCGGTACGACCATGACCTTGCGCGATGGTCAATTGCTTGATCTGCACGGCTTCTCTGTGCATGAATCCAATGGCGTTGGCTTCAATACCAAAGGCACCGGTACGGGCTACACCAGTAATGCCTCTGCCTATGCAGCTGGCGCAACAGACATCACGCTGATCACTGGCACAGGCACCGTCCTGGCTGGCGACATCGTGACATTTGCTGGCGATACCAATAAGTACGTCGTTGCTGTTGGTAATACTGGCCCTGGCGTTATCAGCCTGGCCGCTCCTGGCCTGCGCGTTGCATTGCCTGCCTCTGCTGTGGCAATGACCATCGGCGCAAGCTACACCGGCAACATCGGGTTCTCTCGGTCTGCGCTGATCCTGGCTACCCGTGCACCTGCATTGCCTGAAAACGGCGACCTGGCCGTTGACCGCATGACCGTGACCGACCCGCGCTCTGGCATCAGCTTTGAAGTTGCCATGTATCCCCAATACCGCCAAATGCAATATGAATTGTCAGCCGCATGGGGTGTGAAGGGTGTTAAAGCCAGCCACTCAGCCCTGCTGCTTGGTTAATTGACCACAAACCGGGTGATGAAAGTTGCCCGGTTGTTCACTTCTATGGAGTATCCAATGTCACAAACTTGCCCAACTGTAAAAGTCAAAAGCGATAACGAACTAGGCTTCGTCATCATCAATCAAACCGACTTCAAAGAGGCTGAACACGAGCTGTTCGATGCTGTGAATTCTGAAGGCGCAAAAGTTTTAACCATCGGGCAGATGCGCGATGAACTGACGGCACGCGGGATTGAATTCGATCCCAAGGCCAAAAAGTCAGAACTGGCCGCATTGCTGGCACAGGAATAAGCCATGTCGCTGATTGTCGAAACTGGCGCGGGCGCGGCAAACAGCGAAAGCTATGCATCAGTGGCGCAGGCTGATTTGTACTTAGCGAATCGTGGCCTGAGCAGCTGGGATGCGCTTGACGATGATGTCAAAGAAGCGAGCCTGCGCAAAGCCACCGACTATCTTGTCGCGTTCTATCGCCCCAAGTGGAAGGGTAGGCGCGTGCTAATCACCCAAGCACTCGACTGGCCGCGTGTCGGTGTTGTGCTGGAGGACTTTGGCGGCGCTCAAGGGCGCAATAACTTCGGTTCATACGGCCTGTTTCAAGTGGACTACACCACCGTGCCAGTGCCAGTCATAAACGCCACATGCGAGCTGGCGCTACGTGCGTCTGTGGGCGAGCTTGCCGCTGATCTTGACCGCGAGACATTGACCGAAGGCGTGAGCGGCATCAACGTGACCTATCGCGCCGGTACGCCGCAGTACATCCGCTACAGACTGATTGAACTGATGCTCAAACCCTACCTGATGAATGCAGGTGCAACGCTGGTGCGTGCGTAATGAGCTTCGATTCAAACATGGTCGCAGTGGCTTTGAAGTTGATCAATAAGCGTGGTCAGACTGTGACGTACTCGAGAATTACCCAGGGCGCGTATGACACGTCTACCGGCATGGCAAGCACCACCACCACCGCGCTGACATTCAAGGCGCTGGTGAGTGACTTCAGCCGCGCCAGTGATGGGCTGGCCTTTCTCTCAGGGCTTGTCCTTGAGGGCGATAAGAAGGTGACGATACCCGCTGCCTCGCTGCCATTCGTACCGCTGCCAACTGACCGAGTTGCCATTGATGGCTTGACCTACTCGGTGCAGAGCATCAAGCAGGTAAGCGCTGGTGAATCGCCTGTGCTGTACGACTTGAGAGTGCGGCTATGAGCTTTGCCATGCAAATCAGCGAGTACGCGAACAAGCAAAAAGGCGACATCAATACGGTCGTCAGAGCTGCGTCTGTGGACGTTGGCAGACGTCTTATCGAGAAAAGCCCGGTCGGCAATCCTAACAA